CGCTAACTAAGGGTGATGTAAAATGGTGAATGTTGTTTCGGGCGTAACAGCGCCCATTACACTGCTTGAATATGCGAAGACGATGGATCAGGGCGACCAGACTCGCATCTTCGTTGAGAATATGGCTGCCAATAGTGATCTTATGGCCGCTATGCCTTTCCTGCCTGCCAATAACGGCAAGCGCGCATACATGGACATTGCAAATGTTCCGCAGGTTGGCTTCCGTGGTTTGAATACCGCTGGCGGCGAACAGACGGGTCATTTCAACCTTCGTGAAGAAGACACGTTCTTCGTTGACGAATACGTCAAAGTTGACCGCGCTATTCTTGATCGTCTTGGTCCAGACCATGAAGCTCGTCAGATTAAGCTGAAAACCATTTCGATGGCTCAGATGTTTACTCAGGCTTTCATTAAGTCTGACAACGATCTTAATCCAACGGCGCCAAACGGTATTCAGTCACGCTGCACGAACCTGGCTGCAAACGCGGGAACTGGCGGCAACTTGTATAACAACTCAGTCGCGGCTGGCGGTGGTCCATTGTCGCTTGCTAACCTGTCAATTCTTTATTGGCTGGTTAATAAGCCAACGCATTGGCTCATGCCTCGCGGTCTTATGCCTTATCTCGATGCGGCTGCGCGTAATTCGACGGTTACGAACAACACGGTCGTTTATTCGGATGAGAAGGATCCATTTGGTCGCCGTGTTATGAAGTTTAACGGCCTGCCAATTCTGTTTGGTTATGAGCCTGACGACTCTCCTGACATGCTTCCGTTCAACGAAGTTGGCGCTGGCGGTGGTCCTGCTCAGACGGCTTCCGTTTACTGCATCAGCCTCCGCGATGGTGGTCTGTATGGCATTGAGCAGACGCCTATCACTGTTCGTCCAGAAGGCCAGTTAATCGGCGCGCCTTTCAGTTCAACGCATATCAAATGGGATTGGGGTATCGCCCGCGAACATCCTCGTTCGGTCGCTCGCCTTACGTCCATTACTGCCGCAGCTATCCAGGCTTAACGGCTTACAGATAAGGAGAGAAGACTATGGCATTAGGTCCTTGGATTGGTAATAACGGCGCGCCAATGCCGTTTAATCCGCCTACGAAAGTCGGCACATTTGACGCGATGAACTGCTTTACAGGCGGGACAACAGCGCAGACGTTTACGGCTTCTGGATTTTTCACTTCTGGTGGTCAGCCAACTCAGCTTGATGTTGGTCCAGGTTTATTTGACGGTTACTGGATCATTGATTGGCAGGCTCGCAAACAGACCGCTGGCACTGAGGAATATACCGTATATCTCCTCGGTTCTAACGATATTAACTTTGCCGCAGGCAATGTTGAAATGCTGTCTGTGCAGGATTTTGGTGGATCTCGTTCGGCAATTTCACCATCCTTTATTGCGGCTGGCGCTAGTCCGGCTGTAACAAGCGGTGAAACTAACTACATTCCAGTTCTGAATTTCCGTTCTGGGATCGTGTATCGCTATATCCGCGCTGGCATTGACCTTAACGGCACTACGCCAAACGCGGTTTTGAATAGCTGGCTAACTTATGATGCAGGTTAATAATGAATAACTGGATTAAACTGTATTACAAGGATCCTGAGAATGGTCAGGTAGTAGAATATCAGACTTATGCGATTGACGCGCATGACGCTGTAAGACGCTATCCTGACCAATATAAACTGACTCCTTGGGATGAGGCGAAGCCCGTTAAAACGGAACAGCCAATTCGCAAGACGGTTTAAGGATAAAAGGACGGACAGTCTGAAAGCCGGGGGTAATTCCCCGGCTTTTTAGTGCGTTGAGGCAAATGGTCCAGGGACGCACCTTGTCCTCATGACGATACCATTAGCCTTAAACCCATCGGCCTCTCAGCCTGGACGTGTTATTGCGGCGTCAGATCGCCTGACGATTATTAACCAGGCGCTTATCAATACAAGCAATAATCCCGTAAATGTTTATGACGACACGTCGCCAGAATGGATCGTGGCTAATAATGCTTACGAGCAGGTGGTTCCTCAACTTTACTATCGGCGTAACTGGAATTTTGCGACGTCATTTGCCGAATTAACACGGCATGGCGACAGTCAATATCCAGGCATGACTGATGAATTTTTGAAGCCAGCCGATTGCATGTTTCTGCAAAATGTTTGGCGGCTGGATGATATTCAGCGTTATGAGCAGACGCTTCCGCCGAATGTCCGTTATCCAGATGATACATGGCCCCCAAAATTACAGATTAAGGTATTGAGCGATCACGTTCATACGCGCGCGCCGCAGGGCGTTTTGGCTCAATATACTCCTTTTCCTCAATCTAATGATGAATGGTCATACGGTTTCGTTAATGCTGTTCGCATGAAGATTGAGGCTATTATCTATCGTTCTTTAAATGAGAATTTGCAGGCAGCTTCCGCGGTAGAAAAATACGCTGAGGAATTTATTAACGAGGCTTGCGCGCGCGACGCCCAGGAGCAGCCATCAAAGACGATGTTTCGTTCGCCACTGTTTGACACGCGCTATCGCCGCAGAGTCGCGGGATATTGGCGTTGAGTGAGACAGAGCTAGACATCCAAGTAGATTTTGGTGGCGGTCAAATTAATGAGGCCGCGCGCCGTCGTAACGATCTGCCTATTTTTAAAACTGGTGGCGATGTTGTTGAAAACTGGCGCGCACTGGCGACAGGTCAATTAATTCAGCGTCCAGGTCGTGGTGTTGTTTATTATACTGATGGCTATCGCGGCGAATATTTTCGCGTCTCAACTGGTCAAGAATTTATGATCCGCTTTGGCGCAGGCAAGGTCGAGATTTACGATCTTGTTGGCAATTTTGTTTCTGGCGAAAACAATCCTACTCGACTTATTTGGAATGATGCGACACTAAGTAGAATTAATTGGACGCAGGCCCAAGACGATATAATTATTTGTTATAGCGATCCAAACGGCACAACAATTTTACCTTATTGTTTGTTTTGGGATAGGACAAAACTTGTTTGGACTTATGGTGATTTTGGTTTTGAAGTTAGTCAGGGAATAACAAAGCAGCCTTTTTATCGTCGCGTTTCACAAGGCGTTGTTCTTTCTTATAATGCTGTTACTGGAACCACCAAGATAACGGCTGCAAATGTTGGTGCGACTGATACAGTTTTTACGGATGCAATGGTTGGTCAAACTCTATCAGTTGTTGGTCATCAAGTTGTTATTACAAAGTATATTGATGATCGTAACGTAGAGGCAAAGATTACTCAGCGTCTTCCCGATAGTGTTGCTTTTACAGTCGATGACGCATCTGTATTTTACCCAGGTCAAATTTGCTCGACTGTTCTTAATTCAGTCAAAATGGAAGTTGGCTCTGTTGACGTAGATAAAAAGCAAGTCATTGGCATAATGACAAATCAACTTATTTATAATGCCAATATTTTTTCGCCCGGTCAACAAAGCGGCTCTAAAGACTTTTTAGTTGGACCAAACGGTTCATCTGAAATAACGCGAATTGGTCCAGCCGACCCAGGTAGTCCGACGCTTCAATGGGCAGAAGCCTTTATGTCATCGACTAGCGGCTATCCTGCCTCTGTGTCTTATGACCGCGATCGCGTTGTGTTTTGTAATTTTCCCCAGGCGCAAAACGCTGTGCTTTGGTCACAAGTTGGCGATCCGTTTGGTTTTTGGGTTGATAGCGTTGCTTCTGGTCAAAATCCTGGCGCTGGCGCCAATGCCAATTCTTCTATTTTTGAGCTAATCGCGGGCTGTCCTCAAATTTATTATGTTATCGGATGGCAGCAAGGTGAGTTCGTATTCACTTATCGTGGTGTTTATTTCTTGCCTGTTTCTGCTTCTGCGCCATTGCAGCCTGGAACATTGTTCTTTGACAAGATAGCAGATGACGGCGTGTCGAACATTCGGCCTGTTACCATCCAAGATGCTATTCTTTTTATTAACCAAGGATTGAACCGAGTTGGCGCTATTAGGGCGACAGGCTCTATTACGCGCCCGTTTTTGGCTATCGACGTTGCCGATCTTCATTATGATCTTTTTACTAATCCTGTTTTCTTGGCGGTGACAACTGGTGATGGCGAAAGGCCGGAACGCTATGTGTATGTTGTTAATGGCGACGGCACTTGTGTTGTTGGTAAGGCTGCATTTGGCGGCGATGGTCAGCCTATGTTTATTGGATGGGCGCCGTGGACAAGCCAGGGGTTTGTCAAATGGGTCACGACTAAAGGCTCTAGTGTTTATTTCACTACACAATATGGTCAGTCAGGATCACCATACTTTGCGGTAGAGGTGGAAAGCCAGCTTCTTTATTTCGATCATGCGCTATTAGTAAATGGTGACAATGGTCAAGCTAATCCTCCAAAGGGTAAAGGTCCTTTTTATAAACTCCCTGCCGGGACAGTTGTCTCTTTAGTTGACGGCATTAGAGACGTTGGCGATTTTCCTATCGACGCAAATGGGTTTGTTGTTGCCGGACCAAACGTAGATATAGGTATGCCTAATCTTGTTGGCGGTTTGTTTACTCCTTCGACGTTTGTGCCGTGGACTTATTTTGATCGAGTTGGCGATAGAACAAAGCGGCTGAGTATTGCGCGCGCATACGTCAATGTTACTGGCGCAACTGATTTTATGGTCGATAATAAAGTCTTCACGACAAATGTTTGGGGCAATGATGGCGGTCAACAACCTACATTGTTGGATGGCGCTTTCCGTGTTCGTAAGCTCGGTAGGGGCTGGAAGCAAACTGTTCAAGTAACAAAGCATCGTCCCGGTCCGATTACGATCTGCGAAGTCTCATTGGAGGTTGGAAACTAATGGGTGTCGGCGCTGGCATAGGAGCCTTGACGGGCGTCGCAGGTGGCGTCCTTGGCGGTATGGGTAAAATGCAAGAGGCAAATACCCAAGCGCATAATATTGAAATGCAGGGTTTCGCCACTGGAATGCAAGATTGGTGGGAAGCTGGACAAATGAATATCCAGGCTTCTTTGACCAATTTGCAGAATACTGAGCAAGACACATATCTGCGACAGCAAACGGCTGAGAAATTAGCAAATATTAATGCCGTAATGGCTGTTACTGGTTCTTCATTTGATAGCCCATCAAACGATGCCGTTAAAAATCGCTTCGAGACAATGGATGATACGCAACGCATGAACCAGCAATGGAACATGGAAATGCAGTCTGAGCAGTATCACAATGAGGCAAAGCTGTTGTTGATGAGCGGTATGTTGTCGATGATGAACGCGCAAGACAACGCCAATAGAACGAGAGCCGCCGGACGTATGGCAGGAATAGGGTCGATGATTGGTGGCCTCGGAAGCCTTGGCGGATTATTCGGATAGGTGAGAAATGGAATTATTTGGACAGCGCACTAGTCCGCTAGTCGTTTCTGACTATAAGCAAATGCAGCTTCCCGGTCGTTATTGGGAAAGCCTTGCGCAGCAAAAGGTCAGCACTGGTAAAGGTCTTGAAGCTCTTGGCGCTGGCATTGAGAGCGCGGGCAAAGGTATTGGCGGCGGAATAACAAAAGCTGAAAACGAGGCCGAGAATAGCGGCGAGCAGGAAATCACATTTGGCCGCGATGACCAGGGTAATTTGACGCCATTGTCTGCGGGATCTGGCAGCTTCTTGTTTGGTGCCAAAGGACCAAGCACTGCGGCTGGTGGTGGTGACTTCGTTTCTGATTTATTTAAAGGTGTCGCGCCAGAGCCAGGTAGTGCAGAAAGCATGGGATCGGCTGGCGCTCAAAGCGGCGCCAATATTCAGTCGATGAACCATGCCTTGACTGTCTCGACAATCCAGGCTGCGAATACAACGATTGCTGATGACTTGTTGCAGGCGCGTCAAAAGTTTGCTGGCAACCCACAAGCCTTCCAAGAATATTATGTCAGTAAAGCAAATGCCGCGCGCGATAACATTGGCGGCAAGCAAGGTATGGCGCTTTACAACGCATATTATCACACTGGCGGTCAACATTACGCTAGTATGGTTGGTGACCAGTTTGAGAACCAACGTAATCAAAGTTGGGATCAGATTAACGCTGGCATTAAACAATCATCAGATGATGCTTTTAGCGTAGTGCGTAATTTTAGTGGCAGCTTCGATCAGTTTAAAAAGACGACTGCTTATCAAAAGGTTTTAGAAGGCTACAAATCTTTACAAATTAATCCGATTTTCAACGGCAAGATGACGGCTGGAAAAGCCTCTCAGGCTGTTATGGATCTCGATAAGGATCTTATGAAAAGCCATGCCATAGGGCAGGCTGAGAGATTGCGTGATGAGCCAGGAGGCAGCGTTGATAAGGCTCAGGCTTGGCTTATCAAAGAGTATAAGAACAAAGGTCTTGACGACGTTTTTAATGTCGCAAATCAACACGTCCTTTGGAAAAGTGAAGCGCAGAAAGATGAGATTGACGCGATAAACGCGCAGGTTACTGCCTATAATAATTCATATTCAACAGGTCATGGCATACCAACACGCGAG